GCAGTAATTTGTCCCAAATTCTCTGGTAAATTCACGGCCAAAGCTTTTGAAACATCTGGAGCAGGCTGCACTGTTGAAACTTGATCGATTGGAGCTTGGTCTGCTAAAACAGAAGGCTGTACGGTTGGGTCCATGTCAAAGCCAGTACGTCGAGGAGCTTGGACGGTGTAATTAACGGTGCCATCGGGACTCACGTAAGGCTCGCCCACAAATTGAGTGCTTCCGGGACCAACTTCTACACTACGAGGCGGTTCAGAAAAAACATTCTGTTCTGTCGGTTTAAACGGTACGTCAGCTCCCGGCATTTGAAGATCAGGCGTTACGCTTGTGTCAATTTCAGGGGTAAGTTTACCCAGCCTAGTGGCTTCTGCTTGTTCTGCGGCCAAAGCGCGGTCTGCAGCGCGGTCTGCTATACGTCCTCTTGCTCCACTGGGCAATCCTTCAACAAGACCTTCTCTAAATCCAGCACCAAAGCCCTCTCCTGAACGGGCACCACTAATTCCGCCTTGAATACCTTTAAACAGCCCTGCTGCCGCTCCGCCTAATGCAGCGGATTTAAGGGCGTCACCAAAGCTACCGCCTTGACTTAAAGTAATAATACCACTACCTAGTGCTGCTGAACCGATTAGACCAAGCGTTCCTCCGCTTATAGCGTTTAGCATAACGGGTAGAACAACATGAACTACCTTTTTAAATACTTTTTTAACGCCGCGCCAAAGTTTCTTTAAAAAGAATTCAGGTTGACCTGTGACAGGATTAATAGAGTTTAGTTCGTTACCAACAACATAGCGTTCCGGGTCAATACCCATCATACGCATCTGTTCAAAAAGGTTTTCTTTTAGCTTGGGGTTGTTTTCAAAAACAGCCATGGGGACCACAGTCTCGCCCTCTGCTGCGTGGACCATGTACTCATCTTCGTGACGACCATACTCAGCCAGTTTGTCCGCCACCTTTTTAACTTCGGCAATGCCGCTACGAGGAATGTCCTCGTCATCAGCCCAAGAGCCACTAGTAGCAGTCAGAAAGTTAGCAATCCCGCCCGGAGGTATCTCCAAAGGGGGTTGATCTAGTAATTGATCATAATCAAGAGCAGCTTCGGCCATAACTATACTTCTTGACTTATAAAGTTAAACATCATAGCACTCATACTACGTTATCTCCACGGTAATGTTGCCACTTGCAATGACTTGAACGGTGCCCAAAGTACCCGTTGCGCTTAGTCCTGCGGTCTCAGGAGTAGAAATATTCTCCCACCGACTACCTAACCAGACTTGAAGGACGTTTTCCGTCAAATTCCATATAACGTCCCCGGTTTGAAACAAGTTTTCGTCGCGGTCTGCAGCTAAGAAAGTCGGGGTTTCATTAGGATCAAACCTGTTTAGGCTAAGTTCCAAGGAACGTATGGCACGGTTATACGTGTCTGGAAGCACTTGGTCTCCCAGTTCTAGCGGTAAAACGCCTTGCAGAAGCCTAGCCACTAACGACGACCATTTGGACGGATGTCCAGTCGAGTGCCGCCAACCCTGAACCCAACACCCAGTTGTGTTGCTGTAGAAGCATCGTCATCAGATTCAAAACGAAGAACAGCCTGACGAGCGCGGGCGCGTAAATCAATCTTGGAAGTAGACGCTGTAAACGCGCTGGTACTTTGCGTAGTCAAAGAATCCCCGGGGTAATTACGAGTTTTAAGGACAGTGTTGATTTGTTGACCACTAGGAGAAGTGCCTGTGAACTTAACATCCGGAATCATACGGCGAATAAACTGGAAGTCCTCCCCTTCGCCAATGTCAAAATCGCCAGATTCAATAAACACGTTGGTCATTGGGGAACCGTCATTATCGTTGCCAGTTTCTTGGTCATATATGTAATGCGTTCCACTAACTGACCCGGCTGCACGGGGGTTGTTTTCAATACCTTCGTCAAGCCACGCGGTCCGTGCAAGCTGGCCGATAGCCCATACACCGTCAGAGTAATTAAAAGTAACGTACCGATCTGGTAAATCAGAGCTGCTAGAATTATAAAACCAACCTACCTCGTTAAACTGCCGGTTTAAAAACGAGAAAAACTGGAAGTTTTGAGACTCATTAATATCATCAAATACATAACTGTGTACCAAACAAGGAACGTTTTTAACCGCGCCGTTGTACACATAAAAACCTTTCCGATCCATCCAGAAAACACCCGCCGGGGAGTTAACAGCAGCTCCCGGTGCAATCAACCCTACCCCTTCGTTAATTAACGTAACGCCAAAAGTATAAGGAGGACCAATAAACTGAAGGCTGTACAGAGCCGTGTCTGTCCAAATTAAAGTTTCTTGTCTTGCTCGTAAACCGCCTATGATCTGAGAACCAGAAGATAATCGTAAAGATCCCGCTGTGTTTGTGCTTTTCGGCTCCCAGTCCAATATGTTTTCTTGATCGCACCAAGCAATTAGTAATGGATCGATTACGTTAGTTCTACTGGGCAGTTCCAGTGGGTCTGCTCCTAAAACAAGAACATGGCGATCTACCGCTGAAACAAGCACTTGAAGCCCTAATGTAGGGGGTAAATTAGCCCCAGAAAGATCTTCTAACGCTTTAGCTCTGACCGCTGTAGTGTCTGAGTTATCCCAATAAAAAATACCGCCAGCTCTTACACAAGAAACCATGTCTTCGCCAAAATTATCAATTGACCACAATCGTAACTGGCTAGACGCACTTAATGCACTAACTGATCCAAATGTGCCGCTGCCCCAAGTACCAGAACCCCAACCAGAACCAGATACGAAAGTATCTAGTCCAATATTAATTTGATAAGCTCCAACTACGCTACTGCCTCCGTTGCCACTGTCGCTGGCATTAGCAGTAAGCGTTGCACCAGTGGTGTCTTTAGCTGTAAAAGTGTAAGCATTAGCACTTGTTACTGTTGCAACTTCATATTCTTGATTAAGATCAGAACCGCCTATGTTACCGCCTAGTGAACTTGCTCCGCTAAAGGTAACGAAGTCTCCTGCTACTGCTCCATGGTTCGTGTCTGTTGCTGTAATGGTAGAAGAGCCATTAGTCGCTGAAAAAGTAACATCCCCTGCGCTCGTAGTTAAACGAAGCGGAGTTACATCATTAAATTCGTCGCCTTGTTGGATGTAAAGTTTTAGCCGGGTGCCTATGCCTAAGTATTTTGTGCCTTGCAAATTAACCCACGCATGAAGTTTACGCCCCGTGCCTAAATAAGTGTTAAGGGTGTTTTTAGCCCAACCGCCTATTTTTTCGGGAAACCCTTTTCGGAATCGAACTAAATTACCGTCAAACCAACCGCCTTCAGCGGTGTAAGCAGTTCCTTCTTTGTTGATTCCCGGGTTGAATAATAGTTTTTGTAATGCCATAACTTACAATCATAAAAACTTTGCTGCAACTATGGTTGCAACCATGAATGGATACACTCCCCAAATCATCATTTCTAGTTTTTTAAACTTTTCAGACCCTTCCTCTAAACGTTCTTCAATGCGTTCGTATCGCAAAGCACATTCTCTTTGATGAGTCTTTAACTCATTCAAGGTCTGTTGAGAAGCTGGTTCTTTAGCTTGAGATCTTTTTGAAGCCATTAATCCGACCTTTTAACAAACTTAATTGGATTAGTCGTAGATCCTTCTTTTGCCTTACCAATGTTTAACGCTGCAATCTCAACGATCTTATATAGACGTCCAATCAACGCATCATCTTTAGGCGTAGGAGTAAGACTGCATATAATCGATGCCGCACACACAATACCCGTTACTACAGATATTATATTAAGAACAAAATCCACTATTCTTGTTCCGGAGTAACCGTTTCTAGTTGTTGCGCATACCAGTTAAATGCTGCCATGTGTGTATCAAGTTGTTTTTGATTAGAGTTAATAACCTGAGTTATTTGAGCAATTTGTTCTCTAAGCTCATCCATCCTAGTGTTTAACATCTCAGGATTAGGAGGAAGTTGAGCAACTTCTTTTTCCTCTACAACTTCTTTAGTGTCTGGTTCCATCTTCTTCTATCTTCCATACATTTAAGTTTGCAGCGACTGTGCGCCGTTCTCCTTCACCCTCAAAAGGGTAAACCATGTGTGTCAACCAGCTAGGAAACATCAACATCTTTCCTACTTCTGGCTTGATTACAAAACTTTGCGGGGGAGCTAACCGCTCTGTATCTAATAAGCTATTACGGCCATAACTAAACGCTAGGCAACCATCTGCATTGCCCGATGAGTTATATAAACTGTACTCTGGACTTCCCGCTGTAGGCTGGTCTAGGATTTGTTGGGGTACTTTTGTCCATGTAGT